TATAAAGGATCAACCAATGGTTCACCTACGTTCTTGCGTGACTTCCATAATTGTCTCACAATAACTTCCAATTCGTTATCGTCAATCGATAGTTCCATGTGGCTCCATCTTTATAAACTGCTCATCTCTATTGTAATAGAGTTTATAGTTTTTTGTGATAACATAGTAACCAAGAATTTCATCACCATTACAGTGATACCCATACCCAGTCACCTGTTCTTTAATACCATCTATAGTCAATCCTTTAGCAGGATTACCAATATATGATTGGTATCTCTCATCTAAATTAATCATTTCATTTAATTACCTATCATTTACATGACGGCACTCACTAAAGTGTACATCAAATTCTCCACCTGGATAACGCTTCTTTAGTTTGTTAATATTGGTCTCAATAACCTCATCAAAGTCAACCTCTAAAGCCATACAAGCCTGGGCCACATACCACATAATATCACCCAACTCAATAATAAGATGCTCTCTATTATCATCGGTCCATGGTTTGCCTTGAAATACCATCTTCTTAATGATCTCAAGGAACTCACCACCTTCAGCATTAATCCCAACACCAGCAGTGGTAAGACGTTCAATATTGGCACCCTGTCTGTCAAGTTCACCAATACGGTCAGCAAAATCGACAAAATTGGTTGAAGCATCCGAAGTAACAGCGGATACAAATTCTTCATAACGCTTAAAATTTACAGTCATATCACAAAAGTACTAAATTTATCTTTACGGTTAAGTTTATCAACGTCATCTATATCGACGTTATCATATTGATCCTTCGCATCACTAGGTAGATCCGGATCATTCTCTATATTATACAACTTCATTCGGGATCTGTCAATACCTATAGTGAACCTCTTATAATATGTAGGATCATTATATCTATTTTTCAATTGCTTGACCATAATCTGTCCAGATTGTTCCAATTCTTCAGAACTAATCAACGCAAACATAAAATCAGCAGTAGCAGGAAGACCGAAGGACTCACTAGTATCCTCCAATCCAGGATCACTATTACCAAAACCAGAACGAGTAGTTTGAGTGGCAGATACAATCGGGAGATTGTGTTCAACAGCAAGTCCTCTTAATTCCTCAGCAATTGATTTAACAATAGTATAACTGTTAACTACAGATCCCTTATACCTCTGTGATGCACAAATATTAAGATAATCAACAAAGATAATATCAGGTTTAAAGTCTTTCTTTAACCTAAGATCCGACAGAAGTGACTTAAAATGACCAACATGAGCACTAGCAGTAGGATATTCTTTGATAATCAACTTACCTTCTGTCTTCCTACCAATCTCCTTCACCCTAGAAGTAAAGATTTGTTCAGGAATAGAAGCAATATCCTTAATATTTACATTCAATAAGTTAGCATCTATTCTTTCTGCAATCTTTTCCTCTGCCATCTCCAATGTGATGTAGATTACGTTCTTTCCTTGCTGTAAAGCACTAGCAGCCATGTGACACATGAAGAAAGACTTACCAACTCCAGTACCAGCAAGACATATATTAAGAGTTTTGTTAGATATTCCACCTTTGGTCACCAGATTAAATTTTTCTAGATCAAAAGGAATCTTAGTCTCTTTCTTATGATAATAATCATAGCGTAAATCTACATTATCAATATAATCATGACCAATATACTCATCAAAAGACACTGATAGAGCCTCTTGTAGGATGGTCGGTATGGAGTCTTTACTCAGTCTCTCGTCACTACCATCAGCAATCTTGATAGACTGCAATAGAGCGTTGTATACGGCACGTTCCTGACACCATTTCTCTGTAGTATCAAGTAACCATTCCCCATCTACTTCATCACAATTAAACTCCTTAACTTGAAGAACAGATGCCTTAAATACATCCTCATTCAAATCAGAACGTCCCTGTAAATTAACAATCAGAATCTCTTGCGTAGGAACTCTATCATATTCACCAGAAAATTTCTGAATCTCTTCAAAAATTACTCGATCAGATAATTCCTCAAAATATTCTGGTTTAAGGAAAGGTACTGCTTTACGATAATACTCTTCTGTACATAAAAGGTTCCGTAAAATTGTTACTTCAACCCTCTCCATACTTAAACTCCTTACTAGCAGTTTCGTCTAATGCTTGCAATACTTCATTAGAAAAATACTTTTCTGGGTCAGATAAAATCTGCTTGGCGTATATCTTTTTGCCATTGATTTCATATCGTCCTGCAACGTTTTTCCATAGTCCTGCAGTCTCACCAAGTTCCAACAAACCATAGTGACGCTCAAGACCACGATAATCAAAGAACAAACGAGTTTCAACTTTGGATCCTTCACGTGTTAAACGGGACTTTTTCGCCTCACATTTAATAATGTTTCCGACCAAATCGGTTCCTTCTTTTTCTTTTTTCTTTGAGAGGTATACAATCGTACTAGCAGAATACTTAAGGCCAGAACCCCCGCCCATTTCTTTAGTAGGAACATACGAGCCAATAACGTCATAGGTATGGTTGGTTACTATCATGGGAATATTTGCCTTACCTAATTTCAAGGTAAGAAGTCTAAAGCAAGACTTAACTAGTTGTGCTTTAGTCATGTCACGAACATTCTTTTCATTAGAGGCATCTTCTACCTCTTTATTAGTCGCTAACATGCCAAGTGAATCAAGAACAAACATGAGAGGTTTCCTCTCATCCTTTGAACTCTCTATATATTTATCAATGATCCTCACAGCTTGAGTTCTAAACTCTTCAATAGTATTAATAGGAAAGATTACTAACCGTTTTGAATCAATACCTCTCGTCTCAACCATTTCTTTTGAGATGGCAGATTCAGTTTCAAAATATACGACTCCAGCATCAGGATTAGTATCAAGAAAGGACTTAACAACAGAAAGACAGAAAAAAGTCTTACCTGTGCCGGTCTCACCAGCCAGGGCCGTGATCTTATTAGAAGGAATACCACCAAAAATACTGCCACTAACCAAAGCATTGAAAATATAACTCCCAGTATCAACAAAAGACTCTACATCACCTGCAGCAATACCATCAGAAGCAAGAGAAGCAAACTCATTCTTGCTATCTTTAATCACTTGTTTTAAAAAATCAGCCATATTAAAAAAATTGTAGTAATGACACTCGTGCGTCCGGTAACCAACCTATGCATTGTAGCACAGTTTTGAGTGGTTCGTAAAAGGACTTCTCGAATTGTACGTTGTAATCGACATATTTCTCAACACCAAACTCTTTAGGCAATTCACCAAAAAAACTAATAGCATTCTCATGAATTGGATTAGGTGTCTTTAAATACATGTATTTGATCTTCTCTCCCTCTTGAATTTTCTGATGTTTATGTTCAATCTTATACTTCTTGAGGTAATAATTATATAACAATGCACCCCTCACATGAATTGGTGTACCCTTACTGTAAATATCAGTAGGATCTTTATATTTTTCAAGTCCATTAACACCACGTGGAAATGCTATATCTGAATAATCTTGTTCCTTTGTTTCCTTTTTTACCTTAGTAATAAAGTTAGAAATATCCTCATTAGTACCATCAATAATGATCTCAAATGCATCAAGAAGTCTATCTCTAAAGTACTGTGGAACAGAAGATCGTTGTGTCTCCAATCCCATGATTTTCATCTTGGGTTTTTCGTACCTAACACCCTCACTGTCCCACACATTCAGAATGTATCTCTTCTTTGCAGTCCAGATACCCTTAGAAGAAATATTCTCTCGTGCCATGACCATCTTCTGCTCATAAGCATTTAAGTAGTCGGCCAATTCTTGGTAAGAACTTTCAATATACGGCTCAAATTCCAATTGACAGATCTTATCAAGGAACGCGACAACGCCTTGATCAGTTTTCTCTCTCCCTTCGTATACACGGTCAACCAAAGGACCGAGATTAAGATACATGGAATCAGTATCTGAAGCAATAACATAATCAACATCCTCCGTTTTAAGTACCCTGTTAAGATACTTATTCATCTTATTACCAATCCACCTAATAGATAACTGTCCTGATGTAGTAATTGCTTCTGCAATTTCCAAACGATAGTATCTAAAGTGTTCATTACCAATAGCACCATAAGCACTATTCAATTGGATCTTACGTGCCATCTGGATGTTATTACACCTGGCAATCTCCTTCTTTAATTCGACACTAGGAGTCTTCTCATAAGATTTCTTTGCTTCGATCATCTTCTTCTTATAGATGGTACGTTCTTCATAAATTTTCTCCATAAGTTTAGGAAGAAAACCCTGAAATGTAGTGTCATACATCGTGCCATTAGCACATAACGCAACACCATCTAAATTATCTAACTGTTCTTTCTTATAAAGTAACCGTTCAATCGATGCACTGGGGTGCTTTTTTGATAATAAGGTTTCTGGTGAAAGATTATACTGCATGATAAGATGGGGATACAGACTGTTAAGGTCAAAACTAACAACCCAATCATACTTTCCTGGAATCGGTTCCTTAACATAAGCACCTACATATTGCTGATCCTTATTACTCTCCTTTTTAGGAGGAATTACTATATTCTGACGTGCTAGATTAACATATATGATGTTATCCCACATTCTAATCTGTGAGTATACATCTTCAAAATTAATCTTGGCATCATATGCCATAGTAATAGCAAGTTCCAAAAGTTTCATCTTATCATCTAGTTTATCAACCAAACGAACGTCAATGATATTATACTCTACAAACTTTTGCCAATCATTATCATAGAATTCTTTGAATGTATCATATTCTGAGTGATCTAATTTCTTCTCACCCAGTTCAACAAAAGCAATGTGATCTAAGCGATAAGATTCCTGGTTCGTATACGTAAATTTCTTATACAATTCATAGTAATCAAGAGTCGCAATACCAGTAATATCATAAGCAATATACTTACGACCTTTGATAAAGATCTCACGAAAATAAACATTTTTCCATGGAGATATAATCTTTGATTCACTACCACCAAGCAACCGTTCGACCCTACGAATAATGTAAGGTATATCAAACAGTTGAACGTTCCATCCAGTGATTACATCAGGGTAATTAGAAGACCAATAATGAAGGAATGCCCGTAACATACCTTCCTCAGTCTGGAAGTGCATATAGTTTACATCCTTATGAGTATTCTCAAAAGAACGTGTACCAAATACAGATACCTTACCAGAATATGAATCCTTAATGCTAATCAGAAGAATCTCCTGGTCGGCACTACGAATATCAGGAAATCCATTCTCAGCACCAGTTTCAATATCAATAGTAAAAATACGAATCTGGTTTATATCAAACTTAACATCTTCATCAGGATATTCTTCAAAAATATACTGATTCACATACCTAGTCTGACCACAAATTTCAAAATCAGGAAGACCTTTATGATCTTCAATAAATTTCTTAGACTCCTTAATAGTACCCTGCTTCACAGCACGAACATTCTTACCATCCAATGTCTTCCACTTCCCTTTAGTGGGGGAAGGGAGGAACAAAGTAGGATTAAACTTTACCCTATCTTGGAATGATCTGCCATATTCATAACCACGAACCAGAATTGCATCACCTGCCTGCTCAACACTGGTATAGAACTTCATTTAACCATTATATAAATTTAAAATATCATCATCCGGTTCTGTTATCACAAAGATATCAGTTGATCTGACAGCAATATCCTCATCTTTTGAATAAGGAGGATATTGCTTCAATTCACCATCGATGATCTCACGAGGACATTTTAGCATACAATCTGGATCACCTAGTTCAACACCAGGAATTTCTTCAACTTCTGAAATGACCCATGAACCATCAAGTCGTAGTATTTTGATCATCTTCAGTTTCATTTACTAGAGGAGCAGTCTCTTCCATTGCTTGAGAGAAGTTATCCGGATCAACAGAAACATTCTCATCTACAGGAGGAAGATTCTCTTCCATGTGATCCAAATCTACACTACCATCAGGAAGTGTTGTGGTATCTGGATATCCAGGAATATGATCATCATGCTGTTCATCTTCACCACCAAATCCTTGACCAGAAGAGAATCCAGTATCAGCAGCAGGTGGTGGAACCTGAGTAACCTCACGAGCATTACCAGCAGCCTGTTCTGTGGCAACTGCTTGCTGAACTGTCTGCTCATATGCTTGAGCAAGTCCAGGATCAGGAGCACCTACTGCTGTAACAGAACTAAAAGGAACTTTAAACTGTGTATCAGAAGAATAAGGAACCCACTTACTAAAGCGAACCTGAACCTCCTGATTAACTACAGCAGCATCAGTACTCTCAACATTCAAATTATATGGGCGAATAAACATAAGGCACATGGGTTTACCATCCTCCTTATTCTCTTCACGAACCTCTTGCAGATCTGTAATCACACGTTCTCCCGACTGGAGAACGACAATTGCTATAGCCATTTAGTTACCTCAAACATTTGTATTATAACACACCTTATTTATTCTGTCAATAAGACCTTACTATCCTCATTTGAGGAGATCGTATTATTAATATCATAACTGATCCGACGCTGATGCTCCGGAACAATTTTCTCCAGTTTAACAGTAAGAAGACCATCTCGGAAGGTAACGTCACAAACTTTAACATCATCACCCAACTGCCATGAATTCTGGAAAGCACGTTTCGATAATCCATTGTGAAGATAATGAACCTCTCGTTTATCTTTCTCTTTAGATTTACTAGAAACCCGAAGAACATTAGTCTCTGTCGTCACTTCAATCTCATCCTTACCAAATCCTGCTAGAGCAATTTCTATTTCAAAATGATGATCATCAGATTTAATCAAATTGTATGGAGGATACGTGACATTATGAGCACTCATCGATTCTAATCGATTGAAAATATCATCCAATCCTACATTAAATGGGCTGTAAATATTAGCCCAATCCATCCCTGGTATTGTTTTCATTTAACTTCTCCTTTAAAAGCGAGTTTGTATTTTATAGACCCCGAAGGCATCCACCAATATTTATGGCACAAACTGCTTTTTTTAGGGTACGGTTACTCCTACTT